TCAATAGATCCAATAGTTGATGCAGGAAGATTTGCTGCTTTGCATAGAATAGGGAAGTTGGCAGTTAGATTTACTCCACTGGGTGGAGTTGGGATGGTCACCTCAAATAAATTGGGGCGAGCACCGCCTCCGATGAGTGCTGATTTAAAATCCTGAATTGAGTTTGCCATTTTTTAGTTCCTCCTTGTTGTGTTTTGAATTAGAATCAAACAGTACCAGCAACTTCTTCAAAACTTACCCCAGTTCTAGTTGCGACAAAAGTAAGTGTTACATAGTTAATAGACTTAGCAGGTTTCAGGTAAATATCAGCTCTGAATTCATTGTTATCGATAACATCAGGAGTATTATTGGATGCATCGCAAACTACCAAGAATCCATAAAGACCACGCTTTGCTTGAACATCGCGGAGGTATGGTTCAACAATGTTTCTGAAATTCGCTCTGGTAATTTCATCATTCAGTTCGAAGAGTTGGGCCTGAGCACTTCTTTCAAGAGCTTGTTCAACAGTCAAGAAGAGACGGCGAACATTAATTCTGTCAAAGGCAGATGCATATCCAAGAGCAGTCTTATCGCCAAAGAGAAGAATGCCAATTCCTGGTTTGTTAATAATTGAATTAACTCTTAGAGGATAAAGCTGGTCTCTTTGTGCTTTTGATGGGTTGTATGCAAGTTTGATAGCATTATTCAGAATTCCTCTTTGCTGTCCAGCAGGAGAGAACCAAGGATATGCGGCAATACTTGTTCTGACCATCAATCCAGCAACATCTGGGTTACATGGAATGTAACGGAATTTGTTGTTGAATCTATCATAAGTGTACTTATATCCACTATCAAATACTGCATATGATGAAGATGAAAGTGGAGAGAAGAATTCAAGAATGTTGTCAGTTTGAGTATCTGAGTTTGTAATATCCACAACATCTGCACGATGTGGTGAAATTGCTGCAATACAATCTTTTCTGCTATTTGCAATTGAAATCAGATGATTTGCTTTTGCTTGTGATTCAAATTTATTTCCTAATCCAGGACCCATGATCAGATAATCTACTTGAACTTCATCTCTATTTGAGAAGAGATTGTAAGCGGTAATCAGATATCCGAGGGTAGCTGTCATTCCGTTGGTGTAGTTGTTTCCACCACTTAAAGTATAAGTGACGTTACCGAGAGCACTATAAGTTCTGCTTTGAGCATCTCGATTCCAAAGACCCTGTGCAGTTGTGAATGGAGTAAATCCACCACTGAATCCGACAGGAACCACATCCTCATTGACATTTAGATCATCAGATGGATTATCCCCAACATAGACATAGTTTGAATATACTGCGAGATAATTTTTCCACCAGATCTTTTGTGGAGAATTTACTGCCGAGATAGCATCTTCTGCTTTTGATAGTCCAATATGCTTTTCTAGAAGATTACCTTGAATTCCAGTTACGGTCCCAAGATCATCTACAACAACTACGTGAATTTCGTCACTCTTACCATTTCTATTTGCAGCATGTTGAGTTGTTCCTGGCTTAGGAGCAATTGAGTTCCAATAGATAGATCCATTGGTTAGTCTTAGAATTTGCTCATCATACCAATCTAAAATTGGGGTAGTGCCAGTATTAATTGTGGCAGTTGCAATTCCAGATCCACCACTATTAATGAAGGAAACCGTTAGATTTCCGCCAGTAGTAGCAGCCTTGAATGATTGTAGTCTTGAATTTGGAGCATAGTTAACTGCTGTTTCAGTTCCATTTGTAGCAACGAGTGAAGTTATCTTCACATCTACTGTGCTAGCACCAATTCCAGTAACAATTCCTTTTAGATATCCACTGAAAAGTGAAGTATTTCCAACACCAGCAGAAACAACGTTGCTGAGTGCTGTTGTTACTGCGGTTCCAACTGTTATAGCAGCGGTTGCTGCAGCACCAACTTGAAGAATTTGGTCTGCCTTGTCGTCAATGACACAAACCTTTAAGTTATTTGCCCAGGTTCCTGGAGTCTTTGCTGCAAAAATATAGTTGGCAATATCATCTGCATAATTTGCCTCGTAGTCATCAAAATTCTTAATTTTGAGTGCTGGTTCGCCAGCAGTTGAAACACCAGAAGAATTGCGAATAGCATTTGCATTCACAAGTGAGGTATCATCGGCTCTAACTACTTTAAGAACACCGCCATATGAAAGGAAAGACGATGCACTCATCCAATACTCGTACTGGGAGTCTGTTGAGAGTGGCTTACCAAAAACGTTGATAAGATCTTGCTCTGTGGTAATGTCAATAGGCTCTTCAACTGGACCAAGAGCAAAAGGACCCGCAATTGCTCCAATATTATCTAAAACATTATCAGCTCTTCCTACTGTTAAATCAACCTCTCTGACGAGTACGCCTGGAGATAATTGAGGAGTCGCCATGTTTTTCTCCGTAAATCTCATTTAACTAAAAATTATTTATTAAAAAATGAGTTTACGTGGCGAAAATAGGACGTGAATTGTATTTATTACCAATCAGGATATTCCCATTCCCTGATAGATGATGGAAATTGTTTCTTACCCTCCATAATTCTCTTTATAGAGCATTCTTTACATTCATAAGCAAAGGATGATGCGACTGGACCTCTATCCTTTCTTGTTCTATAAAAACAATCGATTAGGTTTTTGACCTCACCACAAGATCTACATTTTCTATCTGTAAGAAGTAAGTGTCCAAGTCGTATTTGTTTATCTAAGTCCATTTACATATATTCCCACATGTAAGAACGATCGCCATATTCATCAACAAACCACCTATCACCATCTGCATCAACAAAACTACTATTATCTAATCCATCAGAAATAAATCCAAATGGAGACATGTCTTGTTCTATTTGATTTTTTTGTTCTTCATATAATCTTTTTCTAACATCCTGATCAGTTAATTCTTTAAAATAATCTTGGGCAACTAACCACGCATATATCACCAAACACATTGCCAAGTCATCATTACATCCCTCTTCTGCTTCAAATGAATTGTGCTTCTGAACAAATGTCGTCAATTCTGCAATTATTTCATAATCATTGAGATATAACTTATCTTCCTCAATCATTGTTTTGAGGTTGAGACATCCAACCTTTTTCACGGTTTTGGACATCTTAACTCCAAGTTGAGTTTTCTTTCCAGAAAAACCTTGACCAACAATTTGACCTGCTCTTCCTCTCATAGAACACATCAAAAGATTGTTATATTCCAAATCATATTGGAGAATACTTGCAACCTGATCTCCAACATCATTTACTTCACATAGAATATATGCTTTATTATATGCAGTCGCTGCCTCATGAACAATGCTTGGAAATAGCATTGGTTTAATTTCATTATTTCTATATTTTGCAACAACTTTATGTGGGAATTGGGTTATGTCTACGACAACAAAAGCAGAATAGTCATTACCAACCCCTCTTGCAACGTCAACAGTAATTAAGTAATCATGATTTTCTTCCGGATCAACATAAACATCTAATCCGGCACTACGAGTCTTTGGTTGATCATAAACCAAATTTCTAAGTTTAGATGGTGCAATTAAAGTGTCAACTGATCCTAAAAATTCACATTCAAACTCAACTTTGAATTGCTGTTCTGATGTGTTAGCAATCGTTTGTTTTTTCCACTCCTCATCTCTACCGGGAACTTCACTCCAATGAACGTCTGTAAAAACGTATTCATTTTTTCCTTTTTCAGCATCATGCCACATACGGTAGAAATGATTCATACCGTGTGGAGTGGAAACTATAATAACTTTGGTTTGCTTACCCGAAGTAATAGTTGGATAAACTGACGCAAAGAAAGAATCTGCAATATGATTTGGAACAAAAGCAAATTCGTCCAAGAATAGAATGTTGAATGACATTCCTCGGACAGCAGATGCTGATGTGGATGCTGCTAAGATTTTGGATCCATTTTCAAGTTCAAGAGATCCCTTATTCCAAGATATAATACCCTGTTGCATCCACTTTGGAAGATTTTCGTATGCAGTTTGGAGCCTATCCAGAAGTTCCCTTGCTGTTGCAGCTTTGTTT